CTCCAGAAATTTTCAAGTTATTGAGCGTTTCGTTGGCGGCACGCCGACTTTGGTGAATTGCCTGCCAGAACGCGTCTTGCTCCTGTTCGGGCAAACGATAGTTTGTTGCGCGCTTTAACAGTGCTTTATGAACTATCTCATATTGCCTTTGTTCGCGGAACCAGTGTGCCAGCCAGAACTTGATCTTGTCTTCAAAGCGGTCTTCTGCTGTGCTTAGGGTTGGGTAGGGCAGCTTCGAATCTGCCGTCAGGGTGAGCGCCTTTGGTTTGCGCTGTGTGGGTATCTGCATTTTTCACTCCAAACCGGCTGAATGTGCCGGGATGAGGTGAATATACCCTAGGGTATTTATTTACGTCAATACCTTGGGGTAACTTATTTGCATCAGTGTGAACACCAGCATGGCGCTGGCGCTTTATCAGGACTCCATTGCGCGCGTGATAAGTGACACGACATCTTCACCACCTGCGGGTGTGCAGTTTTTGTTCCAAGCAGTCACAAAGGCATTGCCTGCTGATTCCTGAACGAGTAGTTTTCCGTTGGCCAACACCGCGCTGCCCTTGAGCATGGCATTGAAGCTGTTCTTTGCCCGGTATTCAAAACATACTGTTGAATTGGGGTGCGCCACGATCTCAGTGAATTCAAAGGTCTGCGGGTCTTTCGAGCTTTGCTTTAATGTTTTGGCTCCCATCAACGCCAACCCAAGCGTCAGCGATGCCTTGTCTTTCTTTACCTTTTCTTGCGCCGCTTGTGCTGGCGTCAGCGCCGCAGCACCTTTGCTGGTGGTTGATGCCTCGGGTGTATGGTTTATGGTCGCCATGACAATACCAAACCCCAAGAGCCCGGCAACTGCCCATGTCATTTTTGATGTTGGTTTCTTTGGCAGTTTCACTGTTGCGCCGCACGCCGGGCACTTCTTGGCTTCGGTGCTGACTGGTTTTCCGCATTCGTGACAATTGATTAAAGCCATAAGTCTCTCCCTGCAAATTTTGAGTGTACTGGCGGCCGCCACAGTCACCGCCTACTGTGGATAGTCTTCAGCGAAATCTAATTGTTGTTGCGCGTGGTTATTTTGTTTTTGAGACTCACGCAGCCCCCTCTTTTTTAACGGCCATTGGTAGATCTTGGCCGAAACGGGGTGGGCCGATGGCTGCCTCATAAGCTCGGAGTAACACGACACAGGCGCCACGCTGGGCGTCGGTCAGACGTAAAAATATTTCTAGCGCCTCCATTGTCCATTTATCTGGTTTTCTCTTTGGCAGTGTGATGACATCGACCGCCTTTGCTAGGCTCACCCCTGTTGGGTGATCGTCCGGCTTTATCTTGTAACTTGGCGGGAGTTCGGCCGCACCCTCCCAAAATCCTGGAGCAAGCTCAAACGCCTTTGAGCACGCCTGCATGATTTCGAGCCCTACACCTTTGCCGCCTTTCTTGCCTATAGGATAGAAAAGTCGACTCACATAGGTGGGGTCTTTCCCTATTTTTCTGGCAAGTTCGGCGGCTTTCTTGTTGCAGAAGTCGTCGCGCAACCTCATGAGCAGCAACTGGGGATTGGTGTAGTCCGGCATTTTTGCAATTTTCTTTTGCAAATACCCAAAGGTAAACGCCCTTGGGGTATTGTTTAACGCTGTACCTTGGGGTATATTCCGGCTCATGGATAAATTACGCGCTTACCTCAATAGTCTGCCCACCGCAGACCGAGAGATATTTGCTGAGCGCTGTGGCACCACGGTTGGTTACTTGCGCAAAGCGGCTTCGGTTGGTCAAAAAATCAGCGAGGGCCTTTGTATCCGGGTTGGGATTGAGTCACACGGGGCCGTCAAGCCCGACGATTTGCGTCCCGATGTTGACTGGGACTACTTGCGGGTAGGAATTCTCAGCTCCAGCCCAACACCTGGCGCCGATCAATCCGCCGGGCAGGGGGTTTGAGATGGTGAGCGCTCGAAGAATAAGGAAGGCATCAAAAAACCGGATCGGCAAGCAGCTGCTATGTGCGTTTGGCGTTGATGCTGGGTCGGACCAACTCTCGTTCACGGTATTTGAAGGCAGGCGCTCTGCAACCCTGTGGATAAGCGCTGCGGTGGCCGACCACTTGGGCGAGCAGTTTCGCAACGCTGCGGCTATGTGCCGTCGAACCCAATGATTGAAATGATGGTCACCACAGTTCCGCGCTTCGGCTTTTTCCCTTTCACTTGGCGCAAATACAGCGCCACAGAATGCAAGAGCTCCTGTCTTGTCAGGGCTCGGTATGCCATCACCCGATATCTCACGCCAGCGCCTGGGTCGTTGAGTTCGTTTGCGACTGATGGTGTTTCCATTTTGAGCGCCCCTTTCAGTGGACTTGGTTGTGTGAGAACTCCATTGTCCTCTGGCTGGGGCGCTCAGCTTGTCAAGATGCGTTTGGTTTGTGTCCATGCATCAAGTGTGTTTTTTTTGTCCTTTTTCGTCTCCCCTACACACCCCTAATTTTTAGGGGACCTTCGATGGATGTCATATGAAGCTCTTTTTCGACGATGAATTTGACGCAATCGCAACCGCGATCGGCGAGAGTGGCAAGCAGTTCAAATTGGTTGCCGCGCACATGTTTCCTGACATGAAGCCAGAGAGCGCATATGCCCGGCTGAAGGAATGCTGCAGCCCTGTTGGGGATCAGCGGCTCACGTTTGGGCAGGTCATCCGCTTGATGGAGTTTTGCGAGTGCTACGACCCGTTGTTGTATGCCTGCGATGAGACGCTGCATGCTCGCCCTGACCGAAAGGCGCCGGATGATGAGGCTGTCAAGCTGGTCGAGGTCATCAGTCACGCAGCCAACACGATGGAGCGCGCCATGAAGGCGCTCGATCACATTCAGGCTCGGGGCGGCATCAGAGCAGTCGCCTGATGGATGACCACAGTCGTCAATCGAGGGGGCGCCCGATCGGCGCCAAGCGGGCCGAGTTGGCCGGCTGGATGGCCGCACGTAACGAGTTCACCATGCGCGACGTTGTTGCTTCGCTGGGCTGGCCCATGGGCGCTGCCGGCGTCACCTTGCATCGTGCCATCGATGCCGGTGAAGTCCGAATGACAGGCACTGTTCGCATCCCCGACGCCAAGCGTCCGGTGGCGCTGTACGAGCGCGCCGGCGCACAGCTTAGCTCCGTTCCACTATCAAATTTGATGAGGGTTTGGTCATGAAGTACAACCAGGTGGTGTGGTGCCGCCTTGCACGTAACGTGCGCAGGGGGGGGGCATTTGGCAACCTCAATTGAAGACGTCCTAAACCAGATGCGCGAGCGGGGCATGGAAACCCCGGGCAATCTGACCACCGACGGCAAAAAGATCACATGGGCTGGCGATGCACGCCGGCCAAACAAGAAGAACGCTTGGGCCGTGCTGCATGAATGGAGCAGTCCAAAGAGCGGGCGCGTCTTCATCGTCGGCATTTACGGCATCCGAGACCAATGGTGGACGATCGAACCGACACAGGTCGAATGGTCGCCGGCAGAAAAGTTGGCCTGGCAAGAGAAGCAACGGGCAATAGAGAAGGCTGCAGAAGAGGATCGCAAGGTCCTGGCCGCCGAGGCGGTCGATAAGGCCGAGAAGCTTTGGGCGCGATCACGGACTGAGGGCGCGAGTGAATATCTGGAGCGAAAACAGGTAGGCGCGTACGGCGTTCGGTTTATGCGTGGCTCTGTGGTGGTGCCTCTGGTGGATCTAGCCGATAAGTTGCACGGCCTGCAATGGATCGCTGCCGACGGCAGCAAGGTGTTCGGTACTGGTACTGTCAAGGAAGGTCACTTCCACTTGATGGGCGACATGGCGCCCGATCTTCCGGTTCTGTTTGCCGAGGGCTACGCAACCGCTGCCAGCGCGCACCAGGCCACCGGATGGCCAACGGTGGTGTGCTTTGATGCCGGAAACATCCTTCCGGTGATGGCATCATGGCGCAAGCTGTACCCCGAGACTGTGTTTGTAGTGGCTGCCGATGATGATCGCCACCTGGTGCGTCGTCTTTGTGAGCGACTACAGGCGGTCGGCGTTGGCGTCAAGCAATCTGACTTTGCCAAGAGCGCCGGCGGGCTGCGTGACCTGCAATGGGATCTGCCCGACAAGCGAACTGTCCAACTCAAGGCGCGATGGGCCAAGGATAAGTGCGACGTCTACTACATCGAGGGCTCGATAACCTGCGATGGCGTAGCGCAGCTACTCAAAATCGAAAATGCTGGCAGGTCCAAGGCCTTCGCGGCAGCGAAGCGTCACAACGCGCGTGTGGTGGTTCCGGTATTTGCTACCAGGGCTGATGATGCGACCGATTTCAATGATCTACATGTAGCTGAAGGATTGCCGGTAGTGCGCGCGCAGCTGAAAGCTCCGCCGCCAGAGTCAAAGCAAAAAAAATCGAACGCCATGCCTTCCGGCGTAGGTGGGTCAGATAACGGCTCGCACGATGGCGCACCCAGAATCACATTTCCTTACCTCACTGAAAAGTGGGAAATCAAAGGTATCCGTGAGAACGTCTATTTCGCGCTGCGCGAAGACCTGAATCTGCGCGAGCTGGTGCGATACAACGAGTTCTCAAACAAGATCGACAAGTGCCGCGTTCCGCCGTGGGGCGGCAAGGCCGGCGAGTGGAAAGAAACGCTCGACGACATACGCCTGGCTGAATACGTGGCGGCACGCCATGGCCTGATTGTTGCCAATCCGGTCACGATCGAGCAAGCCGTGTTGATGTCAGCACACGACAACGCATACAACCCGGTGCGCGATGATTTTGAGGCTGTGGCATGGGACGGCATCGAACGGCGCAAGCATTGGATGATTGACTGCCTCGGCGCTGCCGACACAGAGTATGTGCGGCTGGCGTCGGAGTACTTCCTGCTCAGCATGGTGGCACGTGTGTTTGAGCCCGGCTGCCAGATGGATTACATGCTGGTGTTGCAGGGCCTGCAGGGCGCCGGCAAGACCAGTGCACTCAACATCCTGGGCGGCCACTATTACGGTGCAGGATCATTCCGCATTGGAGATAAGGAATCGATGCAGGCCCTGCAAGGCAGGCTGATCTTCAACTTCAATGAGCTCGATGCGCTGAGCCGATCCGAAGCAACAGCCATTAAGGGCTTCATTACCGAGCGTACCGATCGCTTCCGCCCGCCCTATGCCAAAGGCTTTCAGGCCTTCCCCCGCAATTGCGTGCTGACCGGCGACACCAACCAGGGCGAGTTCCTGCGCGATGCAACAGGTGATCGTCGATTCTGGGTAGTGCATTGCGCCGAGGTCGAGGTCGAGAAGCTCACCAGCATGCGGGCCCAACTGATGGCCGAGGCTATTCACCATTACAAGGAAGGTGCGCGCCGCTATCCCACTAAGGACGAAGAGACTACGTTGTTCTTCCCTGAGCAGGAAAAGTGGAAGTTTGTCGATGTATGGCATGACGCCCTGGCTCGCTATGTCAATTCGGATGAATTGGCTGAGGGGTTTGACGGTAGCGTGTCAGATGCTGGCACCTTGCTGTCGAATCACCAACGTGCCTTCTTTAGCGCGCACGAGCTACTGGTTAGGGCGTTGCACATTGACATCGGCAAGGTCGATCGCGCTGGCACGATGCAAAAGAGCGTTGCCAACGCAATGAAGATGCTGGGCTTTGACGGCAACATCAAATGGGCCAAGGGAAGGGTAAGACCTCGCGGCTATCAACGCCGCCTGGCAGCACCCATCACACTGCAATCACCAATACCAACCAGCGAGGTTCCGGCATGGGACTGAGCGCACACATGCACAAGGCAGTTATGGGAACCGTGGGGCCGATGGGGCGCCGTGGGCCTGCCTGGTGCAAGCGCGTGACTCAATCCGCCCGGCAGCAATTGCGTCCCGGACGTTTATCCCGGACGTTGCAAGTTATTGATATTGCGTGTGATTTCGGAATCCGTCCGGGACGACCGCCACCACCACGCACACACATGCATGTGCATGTGTGCAGGCGCAGGCAGGTGCGCAGGGGCGGGCGTGCGTACGTGCGCGCGACATGTTTTCTCTGGACGTTCTAGAAAAAGGAAGAATAGAGAATGAAATCAACGACTTGCGACGTCCGGGACAACGACCGGGGCGTTTGTATCCCGGACGGATTGGGGCCAATACCAGCGAGCATCAAGGATCAAATGCCGGAACTGGCAGGGATGCTTCAAAGCTTGTCAAACCAGCTTGGGCGTGAAACAGTTCAACTCCAAATCAAGGCCAGCATCGACCTGCGCCGCGCATTTGATGCAGACGACTACACAACAGTCAATGCGATCTATCGGCGTGGCCATGGCTGGATTCACTGGCAGGAAAACGGCTTTTGCATTGGTGTTCCAGAACGGTCGATGCGAGACTTTGCAAAGCGCCACCGGGGCGGCGCATGATCCATTGGGTGGACGCAAAATTTGAGAGATGGGGTAGCTGGGTGCAGATGGGGCACGGCCTTGGCAGCCGTGGTTTGACCGCGTCCTGGGGCGCTGTGGGCCGGAGTAATGTGCGCGAAGCGTTTATCCCGATAAAGAGCATTGAGGACAGTCGCCTGGATGATTGGGTGAGATCACTTTCACCAGAAGACCAGACCATTCTGTTTGAGGTCTATTGCACCTCCCACACATCGATGCAGCATGCTCGCATTCTCAAGATGAGCACCAGGACGCTATACGCGCGCCTGCACAGCCTGCAGGCGTCCTATACGCGCCGTAATGAACGGCTTGAAAAATGAATTATGAAAAGTAAAACGTTTTTGTTAGATTCAGGCATGCTGTGGTTTTGTCTTGACGGGTAAAAACACAGCATTTTCAGTTCTCCCAGAACCGGCCCAGCAGTCTCCCACACCACCTGCTGGGCCGCTTTCTTTCTGATTCTGGTGTCACAGTTCTTCCCAGCCGTCAATCGACCACTCGACGGTCTTGACCAAAAAGCGATTGCACCGTGCTGGGAGATTTAATACAGGCTGCCAGGCGGATTGCCATGATTGATGTTCGAGACAATATCCGTGATGTGTTGGCAGGCATGGATCGCTACAAGCGCGACGTTGTAGCCAAGGCTATCCCTAGAGCGCTCAATAGAACAGCATCAATGGCTATCACGCAAAGTGGACGCGAGATGCCTGCTCAGGGATACAACTTCACTGCCAGCGAGATTAAGCAGGCAATGAATCTAATGAAAGCAATGCCCGGTAAATTGGTCGCATCAATAAGGGTCAAGCGCAAGGTTAAAAGCCTGATGCTATTCAGTCCACGTGAGTCCAAGGCTGGCGTGACCGTCAAGATATTAGGCCAAAAGAAGCTAATCAAAGGTGCATTCATTGGGCAGTTGCGCAATGGGCGCCAGGGTGTGTATGTGGAGGACAAGGCAGCAGGTAAGACCGTGGTGCGCCACTCCAAGCAGTACAAGCGTGGCGGGCGTGGTGGCTGGCATGACTTCCCCATACGCAAGCTGTATGGTCCCAGCATTGGTGGATCGTATTCCACTGATCGCATCCAACAGATCATGGGCAAGATGATCACTACGACCTTCTCCGATCGTCTCGCACATGAGATAGCCTTCCTCAGCCGGTGAAAATCCCGGGTCCTTCCTGGCCGAGGAAAACGCGCAGTCCATGAC